ACAAAAGCAAGAGATCCTAGATTTATACGTGATGAGATGTACAGCAGTGATGTCAACGCTTTAACACTTGCGTACTACGCAAAGCACAAAGACATACTGAGACCAGTTTTTAGAACACAAGAAGATTTCGTTGGTCACATAAAAGCATTGCAAGAATCAAATGCCATCATGAAAGAGTTTGCACAGATACGTCCTGGTATGTTGACAGAGGGTGCGATGGTGCCTGTGCGTGAAGCACAAAAACAAAGAGATAATGTTCTTAAATTTTTTGATGAGATACGTGTTGATCCAGATACACTTAAAACATTATTTCCAAACGTGCCTTTTAAGGACAGGAAAGCTTGGGGCGATGTGATAATTAAAAACGATCTACACATGGCAGCAAAAAGATTGTTTGTTGATGGCGATCCTAATGCACCAACGTGGTATGCCATAACACCAGCTAAACTTGTTGCAGGCAGATACAGTCAAGCAGGAACGACAGCAACGCCTATCGGTCAAAGAGCTGGAAAGAAAGGTGTAGGCACGTATGAGTTTTATGGTGGCCCAGATGCTACAGATCCTAATGGTAAACACTATACTAGTATACTGGAGCAGTCGCTAAAAAGAGCAGCAAACGTAAACAATGCAGAGTTTAAAATAATTAAGGTGGGTATAAGCACTCCTAATAAACAGAATAAAGTAATACAAATTGTAGATTTATCAGGAGGTGAGCCTACAATTATAAAAACAATAAAAGTTGAAAAAGGTAAGACGAGAGAAGCTATGGCTGAAGCTAACATGTTTATCAACAATCAGCCAAATCCAACAAGTTTATCCACAAACACTACTTCAACACCTTCAGGCTTTGAAACTGTGGATGCTTATGCTATAAAACTTACACCTGAAATGGTATTGCCATCCAAGACACATATGGCTATAGGTGGCTATGTGAAATACGATCCAATGCCTAATATTGAGGAAGTTATAGGAGCAGCGTAATGGCAGTTGATAAAAGATTAAATCCAAACGACGAACCGCAAACCGTTAACGATGCATTGATGATACCAGCAAAGACTGGTGAAACTGTAGAGTTGGAGCCAGGTACAGACAACCCAATGGTTGAGATTACTGATGATGGCGGTGCCATTGTTGGAGAACAAGATAGAATTATTGAAGATACGCATGATGCTAACTTAGCTGAACTTATTGATGAAACAGAACTAAACAACATAGCATCAGAACTACAGGGTTTCTACGAAGATGATTTGTCTTCACGTAGTGACTGGGAGCAAGCATATAAAAAAGGTTTAGACTTACTTGGTTTAAAGTACGATGAAAGATCACAACCGTTTCAAGGTGCAAGTGGAGTAACCCATCCATTATTGTCAGAATCGGTAACACAGTTTCAAGCGCAAGCTTACAAAGAATTATTACCTGCTGGTGGTCCAGTTAGAACACAAGTTATTGGTGAGGTAACAAAAGACAAAGAAGATCAAGCACAAAGAGTTCAAGAATTTATGAACTATCAAATCATGCATGTTATGGAAGAGTTTGATCCAGACCTTGATCAAATGTTATTTTACTTGCCGCTATCAGGATCTACATTTAAAAAAGTTTATTACGATGCAAGTCTTGGTAGAGCTGTATCAAAGTTTGTACCAAGTGATGATCTTGTTGTACCTTACAATGCTGTCAATCTAGAACAGGCAGAAAGAGTTACACACGTTATTAAAAAATCAGAAAACGAAATTAGAAAATTACAAGTCACTGGATTCTACAGAGATGTTGAAATCAAAACATACAATGATCAAGATGACATTGAAGAAAAAGAACGACAACTCTCTGGTGTTAAAAAAGCAGGGTATGCAGATGATGAATACACTTTACTAGAAGTTCATGCAAATTTAGATCTACCAAGCTTTGAAAGAGATGATGGCATCAAAGCACCTTACATTGTAACAATAGACGAAGGGTCTGGAAAAGTATTATCTATTTATAGAAACTATCGTGAAGAAGACGACAAGTTAAAGAAAACACAATACTTTGTTCATTATAAGTTTTTACCTGGTTTAGGTTTTTATGGACTAGGATTAATTCATATGCTTGGTGGTTTATCAAGAACTGCTACAGCGGCTTTACGTCAATTAATTGATGCTGGCACACTTGCAAACTTACCAGCAGGATTTAAGGCAAGAGGCTTACGTATACGTGATGATGACAATCCTATACAACCAGGTGAGTTTAGAGATGTAGATGCACCAAGTGGTGACCTACGTGCTGGATTACTACCACTTCCTTATAAGGGTGCAGACCCAACATTATTTCAATTACTTGGTTTCGTTGTACAAGCTGGTAAAGAATTTGCTACCGTCGCTGATCAGAAGATTGGCGATAGCGTTGCAGCTAATGCACCAGTTGGCACAACTATGGCTCTTATGGAAAGAGGCATGCGTGTTATGTCAGCAATTCACAAAAGATTACACTACGCACAAAAAATTGAGTTTAAATTACTTTCGAAAATATTTTCTGAATCTTTAGACCCTGCATATCCATATGATGTAGTTGGTGGAATTAGATCAATTAAAACGTCAGACTTTGATGAAAAAATTGACATTTTACCTGTTTCAGATCCAACAATCTTTTCTATGTCTCAACGTGTTACGTTGGCACAAACACAACTACAACTTGCTCAAGCTGCACCTCAAATGCACAACATGTATGAAGCGTACAGAAGAATGTATCAAGCAATGGGTGTACAAAATGTTGATGCAATATTACCTGTTCCTACACCACCACAACCTATGGACCCTGGAATGGAGAATGGTAGTGCTTTATTAGGTAAACCTCTACAAGCTTTTAGAAATCAAAACCATATGGCTCACATTGATTCACACAGAGCTTTCTTTTCAAGCATATTAGTAAAAAATAATTTACGAACTATGACGCTGCTTGAGTCACACATTATGGAACACGTATCGATTCAAGCCAGAGAAGAAGTAGAGCAAGAAATGAAAGAGGATCTGCAAAAAGTTGCACAACAATACGGTGGTCAGGTACCACAAGAGGAACAAGTTAAACTACAAGAGCTATTAGAATCTAAAGTAGCAGAAACAATCACTGAAATGACAGAAAAAATGATTGAAGAAGAACAAGAAATGCTGTCATCTCAAGGTGAAGACCCACTAATTTCTTTAAAACAACAAGAAATACAGCTACGTGCTGCTGATTTACAAAGAAAATCGCAGTTGGATCAAGCAAATTTAGAGATGGATGCTGCAAAATTAGAGCAAAATGAAAAATTAACTAAAGAAAAAATAGAGTCGCAAGAAGATATTGCCCAATTACGTGCAAATGTTAACCTTTCTAAACAAAAACAGTGAAGAAAAGAGAGAAAAAAGTCGCAAAAGTAATGCGAGAGTTTAAAAAAGGTAAATTAAACATTGGCAGCTCGAAAAAAAAGGTTAAATCTAGAAAGCAAGCAATAGCTATTGCATTAAACGAGGCAGGTATATCTAAAAATGGCAAACGCAGAAGAAAAACTAGCTGATTATTTCGATAAGCTTATGCTTATTGCAAAAAATACTTCCAAAAATCCTGAAGATAGTATACTTTTAGCAGGAGCTATGATGGCGTGTGCAAAAATGGTCTATTATGAACATTTATCGCCAAAAGAAGCAAAACATTTGGAGAATCATAACGGTTATGATCTCCTTGAACTAGTAAAACCGACGATACATTAGGGGTTAACATGGCATTAAGTGAAAAGGGGACAAAAACCGCAAGAGATAAAATTAAAAGAGATAAGTTTATTGAAAAATTTAAAGAAAATAGACCCGATCCTGATTTCTTTTTACCAAAAAAACCAAAAGGTCCAAAGAGATTACCGTTACCAAAAGACCTGTTTCCAAAAAATATGGAACCAATGCCTTTTAAACCAAAAGGAGATCGAAAAAGATTTTCAGAAAAAGAATTATTAGAAAAACTTAAAAAACAAAGAGCTAAAAGAAAAAGTGGCCCTGCTGTAGAAAATACTAAGAAAAAGAAAAGAAAAGATTCACAAAAAAATGTTTTCGCTGACGGCGGAAAAGCAGAAAAGTTTGGTATGTTGTCAGTTAAAGCTGGTGTGGATAATAATCCTAATCCTACACAAGCAGATAGAATTGTTGGTGCTACGAAAAAGAAAAACGGTGGCCCAGTAGATTCACCTAAGAAAAAAGATAAAAAGAAAAAAATGCCTGGTTTACTTGCAATAGGCATAGAAATAATTAAACCTAAAAAACCAATTAAAGCTGCGAATGGTGGTCTAGCAGGTAGACTGGCTAAACGTGGTTATGGAAAGGCTAGATCATGAACTTTAAAAAGAAACAAGTGAAAACGGTAAAACCAAAAAACCCTTTTCCTAACATAAAAGTTTCATCTGATGCTGCAATTGTATACTCACCTTTTGTTGTAAAACAAAACAAAGGTAGTGGCCCACAAGGGCAGACAAGCAAGGCTCAGATCAAAAAAGTTGCTTTTAAAGGCGTAAAGTAATAGAACCTTATCAACAAAGGAGGATTGTAA